TGACAAAGGCAAACCCAGGTGTGGTCACTGTTACGGCTACGACGGGATTAGCCAATTCGGATACTGTTGATATTCGTAATGTAGCCGGGATGACCGAGCTGAATGGCAATCAATATACGGTTACTGGTCTGACGGGTACCAAGTTTACTCTGTCTGGTGTTAACACCACAGCATTTACAACCTATACTGGAACTGGCGACGTCTACCGTATCCCTGAAAACCGGGTGATGGGAATCAATCAGTTTGTTGGAAGCGGTAATGTCAAGGAAGTGCTGGCATTCGACACTAAGAGGGCCGCTAAGTTCAATGGGACGTCTCTGGAATACGACCCGATTGATTCTGCTAATATATTTGCTAGCGGCGAAACTGACTATGTTTGGACAGCAAACTGGTCATCGACTCTATCGACAGCAGCGACGCCACTGAATCGCATGTATTTCACGAATGGCTTGGCTTATAGTGCTGGTCCACCTGTCATCAATGGGATTCGCTACTACACCGGAAGCACGACCACTACCCTCTTTCGACCTCAGATAAATGCTGGAGCCTACATTAATGGCTGCAAGCTGATATTCGCGTTTCGCCAGCGTCTTCTTCTTCTTAGTACGATTGAAGGGTCTACTTCATACCCACAGAGAGCTAGATGGTGCCAAGCTCAGGGGCCTTCTGTATCTGACGGCTGGGATGATAATAAGGCTGGAAAGGGAGGGTTTGTAGATGCTCCTACTGGCGACCAGATAATCTCCGCTAGGTTTGTCCAGGACATCCTGATTGTCTATTTCACTGACAGTGTGTGGACGCTTCGAGCTACTGCAGACCCTGCATTACCGTTCCGCTGGGACAAGATAAATGACTTCAGAGCCTGCGACGCTAAGATGAGTGTAGAGCAGTTCGACCGCTATGTGGTGGCTGCTGGAATTCGCGGACTCACGGCTACAGATGGTGTTGAGACGCGCCGGTTCGATGAGAGGATTGAAGACTTCGTTGGCAGTGCGGTTAACGAATCAGCCTTCAAGAAGATCTTCTCAAGGCGTAGCTTCTCCACCCGTCGTATGTGGATGCTTTATCCCAGGGTTGAATCAGACGATGCAGACTCAGCACTGATTTACGATGAGGAGTCATCGGCATTCTCCAAGTATGACATAGCAATGAATGTCTTAGGATACGGTGCAGCTGCCCAGGACGATGCCTTGTCAGACTTCGGAGACAAGACACTCGCCAATGAGGGTGACAAGACAATCGGAGATTATTTCTTTGATAAGGGTTCGGAGGTATTCCTTGGTGGCAACCGTTCTGGGGAAATCTTTGTCATGGAAGATGGCGGAGACGACAATGAGTTCCAGTTTGAGGCTGCGATAGTTGGGATAACGGCAGCCGACCCAGGCGTAGTGACGATGACAGGTTCTGTTGGACTATCAGATGGAGATCTGGTGACAATCTCTAGTGTAGCCGGCATGACTGAAGTCAACGGCCGCGAGTTCACAGTAGCCAGCAAGTCAGGTAATACGTTTGCGCTGAAGGATGAGGACACCTCTGCATACACTGCATATACAAGTGGTGGTAACGCCCGTTCACAAATCTCTAACTCGATCAGTTTCGAGCTAAATTCTGCTGCGTGGAACCCATGGATGACTGAGGGTAAACAGTCACAGCTTGGGTACATTGATTTATTCATGGACACCCACCAGACGACGACCCTTACAGCACAGTTTTTCACGAATAACGAACAGAATCCATACGTTGATACAACGATCAACCTCCTCCCTAATCTAACGGAACGAGCTTCTATATCAGGTATCACCCGCGCTAGCCCTGGTCAGGTCACTGCATCGAGCCACGGACTCACGACAGGGGACATTGTCTATCTATACAACGTAGAGGGGATGTCGGCTGCCAACGGTGGCCCGTATACGATTACAACAGTCGATGGAAATAATTTCACCATAGGGACGGATACCACGAACTTTGGTATCTACACCAATGGCGGCGTGGTGACAGAGCTTCCATTCTCATCATCTAAAGCCTGGAAGCGTATCTATGCTGGTGGGACTGGTTATCAGCATTCAATTAAATTAACGAGTGAAGGTAAGGACAGAGACCTGAAGATCCATGCATTCATGCCTTGGTTCCGTGCAAGGTCGGTTAGACCAATATGACCCTCCCTCTAACGACTATCCTCCCGCTACACAGTGCTGACATCAAAAAGGGTGGAGACAGCCTCGATAAATACATGCGAGAGCTTGTGTTCTCTCTCCAGCGTCAGTATGAGGATGTAGCGCAGGCTGTTAACGGCGACATCAGAAGAAGCACAGACTCGGGAAGCGTTAAGTTCACACCTACCGTGCGAGGCTCAACTGCTGAGGGAGCTGGTACATATTCTCGACAGATAGCATGGGTGCTTCGTGAAGGCTTGATGGTTGATTATTGGTTCGATATAGCATGGACAGCTCATACCGGTACTGGAACAATCCAAGTTAATCTTCCGTATCAGTGTGCTCAAACGGATTCGAATCTATTTGTCTGCCCATTATTCACGGAGACCATCACGTTTACGGGTAATCCCTATGGTGTAGCGAATACTGGACTGAGAACGATGGATGTGCGCCAGAGCCGGAGTGCAGCGGCATTCGCCAGCATAACCATGATAAACGCAGCGACAATCAGAGGGTGCATAAGATATGTCGGACAAGAAATCGAAAGAAGTTGATTTTGACAGTCTCAAGTTTGTCCGCGTCTTTACTCCGATGCATATTCCTAAGCATCTTATTGAGCAGGTGAGGGACAGAGATTATGAAGTGGACGATTGGTACAGCTATCAGGAATCTATATGCGTCAATCAGACGCCAGTGGGACCACAGCTTAATCCGCTTTCTATGCTCTACGTCGTGGCTGATGAGGGTAATCAAGTGGTGGGAATGCTATGGTGCGAAGTTGAAGCACTGGGTAAAAGCCTTGTCATACAAACCTTTTCGATGGATAAGAAGTACTGGGTTAGGGGAAAGGCTGTTCAGCTATTGTCAGCGAAAGCGAAAGAAATAGCTGAGTCGTGTAAGCTAAAAAAGATATTCTGGATTACGTCTTACCCTAAGCATTCGATGCGCCACGGTTTCAAGCGGTCTAGGCATACTCTGATGGAGTGGTCTGAGACAGAGGAAGATTCGGAAGACACCGAACAAATGACTGAAGAAATAACAACGGAGACGTAAAATGGGTCAGCTTCTTATGGGATCAGCCGCCCAGACTGGACAGGCTAATCTAGCAACTGAAGAGCAGGGTGACTTCATCAGCAATCTCCTAAAGGACCTTGGTCCTCAGGCTAGTGCTGCTATCCAGGAGTTTCTCCAGCCTCAGGGGCAATATCAGGATATATTCCAGCAGGCATTTGTTGATCCGGCACTTCAGACCTATGAGCAACAGGTTCTTCCTGCTATCCAGCAGAGATTCATAGATGCCGGTGCTGGTTCTTCATCAGCTCTTAACCAGGCTCTAGGTCAATCAGCTGCTGACCTCAGCACGATGCTTGGTGGTCAGATGGGTCAGTTCTACCAACAGCAGCAGGCTAATAAGCTCTCTGCCCTGGGTCTTGGAGCTGGAGTCGCTGGACAGAGAACATTTGAACCGATAGTCCAACAGCAGCAAGGTATTATGGGGCCTCTCATCGGGGCAGCTGGTCAAATCGGAGCAGCTTCTGCAGGTGCTGGTGGAATGAGTTCGCTGCTACCTCTGCTCGCAGTATAGGAGAAGATACAATGGCAATAGTAATCCCGGACCTATCAGGAATCGGACAAGGAATCCAGCAAGCTAGTGGTGCTCTAGCGGGTGCTTTGGAGAGTCGAGCACAGGGTCGTCTTCAGCAAAGACAGTCATCGGCATTGGATTCGGCTCTTCAGGATAGTGACCTTCAGACGCAACAGGGCCAGCAAGACTTCTTACGGAAGACAAATGCTGCGGGGATTCCGATGTCCGATGCGTTGGGTATTTTAGATAGAGCTATCAAACAGCAGTCTGCATCCCAGCGTGCATTTCAGACGGAAGATCCGGAGCAGTTATCTGGTCTCTTCCAGCGTCTTGGTGTTCCTGAAGATGTGGCTGGGGATTATGCTCAGCTCTATGGAAACCTGTCCCAGGGCGGTAGAA